GGACGGGTCTCCCGTAGTCAAGGTGCCGGCGATGTTACTTACAAAGCCAGAACCGAACATACCCCTGCCATGGGAGTTGCTTCCGGATCCGGAAGCTCCGATGAATATGGTAAGGGTCCCATCTCCATAGTTGCGAGCGCAATCTCAGCGGCTACTGGAGCTCTTTCGGATACACCGGTAATCGGACCATACATGACTGCTACGAGTTTTGTGGCTAAGACTGCAGCTGACGTTGCTTCTTATTTCGGTTGGTCTAATCCTCCGGTGTTATCCAATGTTTCTCCATTTAAGGATTTGCCGTTTCACGGAATGGCTTGCCCAGAGCTCTCGACTCCCGTTGAGAAACTTACTCTGGATCCTAAAAATGAGCTGTGTGTAGATTCACGCACAGTTGGACTTGATGGTGTTGATGAGCTAAGCATGGAATCAATCGTCACTCGAGAATCTCATCTCGAGTATTTCGTTTGGGTTAGCACTGACGCTCCTGAAAGTCTTCTCTACAGTATTGCAATTTCACCCCAGAATGTGAAACTAGACCTAGGCGCTATTCACTCTACACCTATGGCACATGTTGCCCAGTTGTTTGAGTTTTGGCGTGGGGATATTATTCTCCGTTTCCAGGTCATTTGCACACAATATCATCGTGGTCGTTTGTTGATTTCATGGGATCCCATGCGCAATATTGTAGGAGAAACAAATACTGAAACAGTGACATACTCGCGTGTGTATGACATTGCTCAGGATCGCGATTTCGAGATACGAATCCCTTATATCCAGGCTATTGCTTGGTTGAAGACTCGTTTTCGCCAATATACAGTTCAAACCGCGACATCTAATCCGGCTGGAGTCACAACTTATGACCCTAACCGTGATAATGGTGTATTGACTGTACGAGTCCTTACTGGACTCACTGCCCCCGTTCTTCCGTCCACTGTTTCAGTGGCGGTTTCGGTGCGAGGGGCTCCAAACCTGAGTTTTTCGTCTCCTGTTCATTTGAGAAACACTTACTCCCTCTTCTCACTGCAGAGTGCTGATGTGCCCGCTGCGAGTGGTCAAAATATGACCGACCAAGAAGAGAAGGAAGTTCACTGTATGGGAGATCCTCAGGATTATGTCGATAAGGCTTGCTTGGTGTATATGGGTGAGGCTGTTAAAAGCCTTCGCCCACTACTGCGTCGTTACTGTTTCCATCGTAGTGTCCAATTGGACGCTGATACAACGTCGCAGTTTCGTCAAGCGATCTTTAAAATGGGCCGATACCCTATTCCATACGGTAAAGACCCTAACGGCATTAATGATTCCGTCATTGGGAACTTCAACTATACGATTGTTTCTCCCTTTGAATGGATGATGAACTGTTTCGTTGGTATGCGTGGTTCTATGAACTGGCGTATCAATATCAGCTCAAAAGAATACATTGATTCTATGGTTCTCACTAGGAAGAATGGTGAAACTCGAACAAGAGCTAGCTATACCGCACAGTATACTGGTGCTGGAATAGTTCCAAATGCTTCGGCTCGAGATGACGTCGTTCGACTTTTGAACCCAAACTTCGCAGGCGGATGTTTGGTGAATCAAAAGACCCAAACTGGTCTTGAGGCACAATTGCCTATGTATTCTCCCTACCGAATGGTAGCCACTTTTCCAGGTGGCATAACCCTCG